GATGATTTAATCACCGATGCCCCAAATCTATTTTTAGGGTCATCAACCAGGGCATTGCCGATTATAGTTCTATACGATTTAGGTATCGATAGTGTTTTGACTTTGAATTTAGAACCATCTTTAGTTAAACTTTTTATTTTTTTAACTTCTCCAGATGGAATTAAACTCAACATAGCATTATATTCACTTTTAACTATTGCTTTAAATGTCGCACTTTTAGACAGTGTTGCAGCTTCATCTTTTAATTCTTTAACTAATAAATCTTGAGGATCACCTTCTACGCCCACGCTTTTCAACAACAATCTAAGTTTATTTTCATTCATCCAATTTTCAAAGAAGTCAAAATTAGGCTTTTTCATACTAATAAATATATCTTTTCCAGTTGATGTTGTGATTGATATATCTGCTTTTGGTTCAGGATTACCGCCACCCAATTGTTTAGAACTCACAATTGTATATTCTACAGAGCCTAATTTTATATCAAACGGTGCAAAATCATTAATAGCGTCCACAAGATTTCTTTCACTCTGTTGGCCAGATGTAGCCTCAGTTAAGAAATTCTGAATTTTATCTATAGGGGGAGTATAGGATTCGTCTCTCGGTTTTACTTGCCGAACGTATTTTTGCAAATAACTCATTCAATATCTCCATGCGTAAGTGCGTTTAGACTATTTATATAACATAGAGTTTGGTAAATGTCAAGTCATACTTTGAAACCACCAAAGTCTGTGTTGTCAAACACTGGTTTTGTGAAATCCTCTTGACCATTATCTACAAGGTCATTTTGTTCAGATGGTTTAACATCAAACAATCTCATTTTGGCACGATCTATTCCAATAACAAATCGTTTATTCACTGTTAGATCGTTGTACCTGTTTTTGAGTTGCTTGACTGCAATTTGGTTGAGTTTATCAAGTTCCTCGTTAGAAATGAGTGCAAACATAAGGTCAGCCGTAGCTGGAAGGCCAAAACTTTCAGACGTATCTTCAAGACCAATATCTGAAGAAACGAAACCTGATCTAGTGGTTTGTGTTGCTGACATAATCGGTACATTTGTCTCAACTGCCAATCCCCTAAGTTCCTCTGCAATTGCTTTAACATACATGTAAGAGTTAACATTTTGTGCTCCTTTAAATCGACTAGATGCACAAATGTTCAAATAATCTATAAAAATAATATCGGGTTTAAATGACTTCTTGATAGCAAGTTCTTTAATCAGTCCTCTAAAGTGTGCAGAGTGAGCTGATGCAGTTGGATATTCTTTAACAATAAGCTTACCAGAAGTTGATTTAATAATTTTAGTAATCTTGTCGTCAAACATCTGCTTAGGTAAATCATGCAAATCTTCCATAGAGATATTCATAAGGTTTGCATCAATCCGTTCTGCGATACGTTCCTCTGCCATCTCCAAGGTGATATACAGAACATTCTTACCTTGACTAAGACAGTTTGCTGCAACATGACACATAAACAAACTCTTACCTACACCTGTACCAGCAAGAGCAATATTCAATGTTTTGGGTGGAAGTCCACCTTTGGTTATTTTATTGAAAAATTCCAAATCAAATGGAATCTTCTTTTCTACTGTGTGGTAATAATCAAAGCGTGCTTCTGAATCAAGGAGGTAATCGTGTCCCACAGCATTATCGAAACCAACAGCCAAGGCGTCAATAAGAATATTAGGAATAGCATCCGGTCCACGATTCTTATCTTTTCCATCAATAATTGATATGCCTTCAACAATAGCATTATATATTGCCTTATCTTTACAAAACTTTTCTGTGGTATCTACTAACCAATCAAAGTCTACATCAGTAGAGCTGAGCGTCTGAATGACAGCAACAACTTTCTTATACTCATCCTCATTTAAATCTTTTCTTCCCTGTACCTCAATTTCCAGAGAAGTCTGTGTTGGAATTTTATTATACTTATCTACAAACTTTGTTATTTCTTCAAAGATAGTTCTCTCTGTTCTATCAGAGAAATAATCTTTCTTCATGAACGGCAATACTTTACGAGCATATTGCTCATTAGTTACAAGTTGTGTAAGTGCTGTTCGTTCAATCGTCTGTAACATTATCTTCCTCTGATTGCTCATTTATGATATCAACTAAAATATCACCAATGAGAGTAAAAAAATCTTCTCCAAAATTCTCTCTTGGAATTCCTACGTTGTCTATTATAGTATATTGAAAACTAAAAGGCAAGGTTCCATCTTCATTTAAATTATCTTCTTCTGGAATTGATACCTTACCATAATTATATATTACATCCTTGAATTTGCCATCTTTAATCATAATGGAAGCAAAATCTTCGTCTTTCCGTGAAACAAACATATATCTATCTTTTATATCAGACATATTGTAAATAACTTCCAATTATATATTTTGGATTTTTCACTGGAGCTTTTCCAGCGTGTATCCAAGGCCACATTGGAGGAAAGAGTAAAATAGACCCTCTTTGACAAGGTGATGTATCGGCCAAAACTTCCAACTCTGTTTGCCCTGCATAATTGTCTGTAAGATAGGTAAACATAACCAGAAAACGTCTGGCAGTCGCATAGTCTCTCACATCCACATGAGCAGGAAACTCATCTGTTGTATTCGGTAAATATCGTTTTATCTTAAATGCTTCTACGCCAAATTTTTCTGGAAACTGGAATGATTTTAAACGACAATCCTTTTTATACCTCTCAACATTTTCCATAAACAAATTACTAAGAAAATTCAAATCCTCTTTAAATGGAGTATCAGGAGAATTCATTAAATTTATCAATGTTAAAGTTTTTCCCTCACCACAATCTTGTTCTTCATGCATTTCTGGATGAGCTTCAAATTTGTCAACAAAATATTGACACTTCTCATTTGTTATTACATCATTATAAACTCTAACATAGTTATCCATTATTTCTTCTTTACTGTGAAATCAATTCCCAATCTCTTTTCATGCGTAGTAATTTGCGAAGCGTGATGTGGGACTCGTGGATCAAATACAACAAAATGAGTAGGAACCATAGGAATTACTTCATCACCATGCAGAAATAATCCACCGTCTTTGGAATTCCAATTACTGTTTAACAACCCAACAATCTTGATATAATCCGTATCATGCTCATGGTCTATGTGCTTATTATCTAACCTATGCCGGTCTTTCAAACTAATACCACAATAAGAAACCTCTGGATGAAACAAATCACTTCTCTTATCATAAATCTGAATAAGAAGACCCATTGCCATTCCAGCTAATAATTCATTCACTGGCTCATTTTCAATAATATCAAGTTTTAGATGCTTATCTTCAAATGGCATACCAATCGGATATTTAAGATTCCAATTTGCGCTGTTCATTGCAGCAAATTTTAACATATCAAGGTATGATGTAGAACAACAATTCTCAATTACTTGTAGCATACTTAAATTCTTTGGTCGCGCATTCTTCAAGCTTCTGCATGATTTCATCAGTAAAATAATCTTTTGGATTGTTCAAAATTGTTTTACCGAATTGCTTGGAACCATCAGGAAGTTCATATCTCGTAGATACCTTCTTAAAGATTTCATACTTCTCTGCAAGCTCTAGCAAGCCATAATAACGATCTAATCCCTTATCATATGTTAACCTAACATCAACCACCTTATTCTCTACAGTCAAACGAGATTTATGATTCTTGCAATGAATAATATGACCAATAACCTCTGTGCCGTCTTTCTCTTTTTTTCTGGATAGATAGATGATGGATGATGCAGCATATTTCAAACCAGAACCGCCTCCCATTTCTTTTGTGGGAAACATAGAACCGATAACATCATAGGTATGATTAGTCACCACCATAGGAACCTTAGCACGACTTAGTTTCAAAGTCAATACACGAAATGCAGCTTTGAGAACCTGGGCCCTTGTCATATCTCTTGTCTCTTTACCATCTGATGTATCTTCTACTTCTTTGGTGGTAGACAGCATACCAAGTGAATCAAGACACAGAAATAAAGGTTTGCGTTCTGTTTCATGATGTAAAAGATACGAGTCCAGAACCTTTAAAGCCTGTGTACGAAATTCCTGTACGGTAGTTACAGGCATAATGACCATACGGCTTGGATCAATACCACGGTCAATTACCATCTGTTTTGTGATTGCAGATTCACTTTCGAAATAAATGACACCAGCATTCGGGTCTTTATCAAGAAAGTTCTTAACAATTCCCATAAGAAAGTAAGTCTTACCTGTAGCACTCTCTCCCGCAAGAGCAGTGATTTTATTAGATGCTAATCCACCGTAAAGAGAACCAGATAACAATGCATTGAAAATATAAGAGCCAGTGTCAATAA